TCGCATGAACGCTCCCATCTCTGCTGAGTCTGTATAAGCTACAGAGTTATTAGATAATGCTCTGTGCTGACTGTTCTCCCACCAAGCACCACTCTTAGCATTGCGCATACGCTCATCTGAGAGGTTACTAAGTGAGATTAAAGCGCTTCGTCTTACTCCACCTACTACTACAACCTCTGCGATCTTACACATCAAGTCATGGCAGTCAATAGATACTAGCTTTCTTTGATTTTTGCTTCTTGCATCTTGGAATATATTAATTGTAAATTGAAACAGATCTTCTAAGGGTGCTGGACCACTGGCACGACCTCCAAAGGTTTTGAGTCTTGCGCCTTGTGGTCTGACGTTGGACACATCCCATTTAGGAATTTGTCCTGAATATAACAAAGACATTAATTCTTTGTAGGCTTTTGCCCAACCAATCTTTGAGTCTGCTACTTTTATTATAGTATCAGAGTCTGACATCTCTTCAGGAAGATCAGGAAGCTTATTAATATATTGTCGTTCTACGCTGAAACCAACACCTGTGCCACACATTAAAATATAAAGTGTCTCATCGAAGGCACGAATATTATCAACAGCAACATAACTACAATTAAATCCTGCAACATTGTCTCGTTCTAAGGCTGCTCCTGCTGACATCAATGCTCTCATTGACGGCATGATTTCTAAATTAAGAACAGCTTGTTCTAGTTCTGTTCTGAGTTTCTTGGTTAACTTATAGTTATTATTTTCTTTCAAGTGTTCTTCAAAGAAATCAAAGTATCTCTTGACAGTCTCTTGCCAAGTCTCTCGTCTTCCTTTTTCTTCATTCCATCTAGCATACCTGCTAAGATGTATGAACTGTTGGTATTGTGTAGGTAGTTCAGTTTGTGTTTTCATATTTAACCTCTAAGAATAGTAACACATTAGAAAACCTAATGTTAAAATAAACATAGTGTAAAAAAATAAATAGTAATTATTATTGAACATTTTCTTCTTCCTCTTTTGCTTTATAAATATAAAGTGCAATCATTGCATAGTGTATAATCTTTAATAAATCATCAGTATTTTTTCCATTCTTCTTACCAAATCTTGTAGAATATTTTATTATATTACCTATGCAAAATCCTTCACCATGTCCTACGTCAATTATCATATCTGTTGCTTGATATTTTCCTAATGCATAGTGTTGTTGATAAGTGTCATCAATATAAGGCTTTAATATTTTATCTAATATTACATCTTCTTTATATTTATAATTTATTTTTTCCATTGTCTATCTCCAGTCTTTAGGTAAGTTATTTATATCAAACCATCTGAATTTATTTTTCTCTGCCCATTCAGAATGGCTGCGTTTAGTTCCATCTTTTCGTTTCTTTGCTTGTGGCATAGGTGCATATGGATCAGAGAATAAAAACACTAGCTCACAATCTTCTGGTAAATATTCTCTAACCCATTTGTATTTACTGTATTCTGCGTAATCCCAAAATCTACCTTTAGCTTCTAAGTATATGATTTTATTATTAATTATTTTAATAAAGTCAGGATGGTATTTATGCGGAATAGAATATTCAATTAATCCTTTATGGTGTTCCCAATTTTTTAATTCATTTTGATGTAAATTATATTCCCATTTAGAATGGTATCCTTTTGGAAGACCTTTTTCAACTGGTCTTTTAACTCGTGGTTTTCGCATATCTATCCGTGATTTCTAATACATTTGGTTTCTTAATTATTGTAGTAAAATAAGCTGGTCCTTTAGCATATTTAAATACTCTTAAACCTTTTCCGTCATTAGAATCTTTATGACAAATAAATTTGTGCGGACAATAAATGCAGAGTTTTCCCATTTTATAATTGCCGTAAGTTCCATCTGCTACTGGAGCGTAACATAATTCTTTTGGCGGAAGTTTTCTTTTAATTATTTTCTTTGTATTACTTATTTTAACATCTATATTTGGTTTGTCAAGTTCTTCTGGTTTAAATAAACAAAGTTCTCCTGATTCTTTATTAATAACCAGGAATCCACCATGTTCTGTGCCTTCATTTTTTTCATATCCTGCAAGCTGTGATAAATAACCGAAGTGATCTGAGTCAGCGAGTGTTCCAGTAACAAATTTTTGAAATGCAAAACGTGAAGCTGATTTAATATCAATAACTTCCCCATCTATTTTACAATCCATATGACCAACAATACCTTTTACTTTAACTTCTTTTTGTTGATCAGTTACTGTATGTCCTGCAAGTTCTGTTAAAAATAATACAACACCTTCAAGTATATGACCATATAAAAATTTAATCATGGTCGCTGGTGGTATTGTATGTGATTCTTCCGCAGAATTTATATCAAACCAAAGCTGTCTTTCGGGCTTACCTATGTTAGACATTCTTAGTGTTGGCTTTTGTTTTGCTCTAGGAGTCAGCCAATCTTTTAATGCTGATTTCATTAGCTCCCCAAACTTATCTATCTCTTGATCATTTATATCAATTGGTTTGCCTGCACCAAGAACAGATATTGTTTTATATATATCTTCTACTACTGTTTCTACTTTTTTATTTTTCATGTTATATGCTCTATAAATCTAAGTTCTCTTGTTTCAGGATTAAAACCTAATATTTTAACCCCCATTTTTATTTGTTTCTTTGTTCTTTTATGACTTGGTTCTAAATTTGTTCCCTCGATAAAGCTGCCGTCATTTTTATTTGTTTCGCTTGATCTATTTCTTTCACGAAAAGTCTTTACATCTATTAAAATTACTTCATCTCTTTTTAATGCAATCATATCTACTGGACCTGTACAGCCTGAGTTTTGAAAGACTTCATATCCTTGATCCCATAACCAAGTTACTGCATAATATTCTGCGAAGTCTCCTTTTCTATTATTGTTTAAAGTTTTAGTGTGTTTCATCCCATCCATTTCCTATTTTATATTCACCATCTAAAGGACATCGAAGTTTAAAATATTTTCCTGCTTCTTGTATAGCTTCTTTACCTAGCTTACCAAAGTATTCAGCATGAGCTTTGTGTACTTCTACTTGCCATTCATCGTGAATGTTAGCAACAAATTTAAAATCTAAGTTTCTTTTTTTAGCTTTCTCATTTAAAATAAGCAAAGCTTTTTTCATAACAATAGCACCTGCACTTTGTAATAAACTATTTAATGCAGCGTATTCATATCTTATAAATATTTTTCTTCCGTCTAATCCTTTGAGATAAGTTCTTTTTGCCGCTTTCTCAACTCTATCTCGAAGAGTTTTAAATGCTGGGAGATTATCGAAGAAGCGTTTTCTAAGTTGCTTGCCATTTGCTTTGCTTCCACCAACCACTTTTCCAAGCTTTTCATTTCCTGCTCCGTACATGAGTGCATAGATGAAAGTCTTAGCCTGATCTCTTGATTGAAGCCCTGCAGTTTGTTGATTTCGTGTGTGTATATCTCCATTAATGATTTCATTTGTATATTCCTCGTCATTCATATAATGTGCCAGCATTCTAATTTCTAAACTGCTCGCATCTATTCCTACTAATTTATAATCTTGTGGTACAATCCAACAAGATCTACATTCTTTTCCGTATGGGCTTTTAACTGAAGGAACCTGTGCCATGTTAGGATTTCTATGTGCCATACGACCTGTGATTGTTCCAATAGAAAAGGCTCTACCATGTACTCTATTATCTTTTAATACATCAAGCCACGAACTAATTTGTGCGGTGCGTTTTTGTAATAATAAAAACTCAGCTATTAATTTAGCTTCGGGTATATGTTTAACTTTATTTAAAGTTCCTTCATCTATAATAGGTTGTCCTGTTGGTGTAAATCTTTCAGGTTTCCAACCAAAGTCTCTAAGATATTCACCTATTTGTTTACGAGAACCAAGATTAAACTCTTGATATTTCAGTCTCATAAAAGGTTTTGGTTTTGGATTTTTAAAATCCTCTTCTTGTATTCCATTTACACTACGCAAAAGAGTTAATTCAGTTAATATTTTATTATATTCTTCGGCTGTTAATCCTCGTTTGGAT